TCTTCCGATCTCGCGCGTCGAGAGAATTCACGTTCACATCTTCTACCTGAGAGTGATCTTGTAGGGATTCTTCTCGGAATGATTCTTACCGATGGGATTCGCTTTCAGCATCCGCTTGCACACTTCTCCCAGGACGGGAAGGAAAAAGTAGTGCTTAAACCCTTGGGCGACTCCAGTGATGTGGCCAATTAGGTTCTTATCCGACAAATAAACACTGGGCATGAAGGCTTTAGCCAGGGTTCTGAAGATTTTACACCCCAGGATACGTTGCTCACCTATATCCCAGAATAGTCCCGAACAGAACTCTAGATTGTCATACGCGGCTTTGTCGTTGCCACGTTCTATCACCTCCAGCTTATGACCGCCCCTCTCGCAATGGCGTACGATATGCGCCAATGGTAAAGGTTCCTTGGAAAATATTATGTTATCATCCCCCATCTGAACCAAAAACCAGTGGCGGTTGAAGTTTTCCAAGGCGCCCGCGATGAGCGCCATTCCACAGAGGGTGTTGCCCATCGTGGTATTGATGACGCCTGACGCGCGCTTTCCTTTGCAAGAGAAGGAAGCCCGTCCTGCTGACGTTGTTCCGGAAGTTCTCAACTGCATAGATAGCAGGTATACCAACTCACGTGGCATGCCTGCTTCTTCATAGAGATTCAACTCGGCGCGAATCGCCTCAGCCTCAGTGTGGCCGTCGTATCTCGAAAAATCCCCTTCATACACGTACCAACCGAGATTTTCGAAATGACTGACGACCTGTCCCAAGACTATAGGGTCGATTCCACCGGGGTATAGAAAGTGTCCTTGCAACAAGACCTCCAAGTCGTGGGAGCTCCAATACCTGCGGGTCAACTGTTTCTGGAAATCATAGTATCCAGGAGAGGTGGCCGCATAGTATTCGGAACTCTTGCTCGATATGAAGCGGGGATCGTGTTTCCCCTCTTTCTTTCCAGTGAGCCATTCACGTTTCACGAAGCCACGAGTCGAACATTCCGCTACGCCACCTCGACTGAGTTCTAACCTACCAGCCAAATATCGGGCACGTTGCTTGCCAGCAACGTGTCGCAAATATTGGTGGTGGAGATCTCGCATCGGCTCGATTTCGTAGTGGAACCATCTTTCATCCTTATAGTCTTCCTGGAAGATGGTTTTGAAAGTTCTCGTGGAAACATGCCATATGACGTCCCGGACTCCGGAATGCGACAATGCCGG